GTTTGGAACCTTTTTAATCGAAATTAAATTTGCTCTAGCCTCTGCCTCTTCAAAATATGTTCTTAAAGGAGTTGCCACTATATCCGAGGACTCATATTGATCAACCTTACCGATTCCAACATAATATGTCGCGGCAGAATCCTCTAGCAAAAATTCTGAAATTGTGTGTTTTAAATCATCTGTTACTATTGCTGACATATTCTATTCCTTATGCTACCGTTACTTCGCCTTGGTTTCCTACTAAGAACCAAGCGCTTCCATCCCATATACAGGTACAACCGTCAAATTGTGCTAATGTGAATTTAGTTTGAGAACCTCTAAAAGTAACTGGTGTAACTTCCATTGCGTCTGAACCTTTATTTGTAAAAATTTTATATTCGCCTACAGTAGTTCCATTAAGTAAACTTAGTGTTAAAGTACGACCTACACTTTTATTTCCTATAATTAATGTGCCACTTACTATTGACGCAGCATTAGTATCAACAGTTGTAGAACTAAAAGCAGCTTTACTCAAGTTAACTGAACCAGTGCCTTTTGCATTTAAATTTAAATTAAGGTTCGTGGCTGTTCCTGTTGCATTAATCTGAACCGCGTCAGTACTAGTTGAGTTAACAACCGTAATTTCGTTAACTGCCGATCCTGTTGCAGTAAACTTAATAATCTCATTATCATTTGCATCATTAATAGCTGTGGTAATAGATGGCGTAGTAATTGCGGGGCTTGTAAGTGTCTTATTCGTTAAAGTTTGAGTTGCATTATTAAGGGTTACAATACCACTTGCATTTGGTAATTGAATTTGACGATCTGCTGAAGGTTCAACAGTTGTCAATCTCATTTCATTGCCGTCTGGTGTAGCACCTTCAAATACTACTGCACTATCTTCAAGCGATATTTGAGTAGAAAAACTATTACTATCACCCAATAGAGTATATATTGATTTAAAATTTTCGTTTATCTTAACACCAGCACTTCGTAAAGTATCACCGGTACCATCATTTGCCGCGGTTCCTGTACTAATAATTTGTCTTGTCATTTTTTACTCTTTTGTGTTTATTCTATTTATATCTGTTAAAAGGTGGAATCTGAAGAATATCTTGTAAACATATCATTATCCATAGTCTCAATTGCAATTGAGAAGTCTGGCCTTGCTCTTCCGCTATCACCTACATTGCTATCGTCAAATGTAAATGAATTTGGAGTTATTATTTCTATAATAGAATTATAAAATTTATTAATTTCTGCTGCAGTAAGATCCTGATAGGCAGAGATCAAACTTGATAATGTTGCTCTTACATTTTGTCCATTACTATCAAGGAGTAATGTAAGTTCGTGAAATGGTAATGTAGGTGTGATAAGTGTTTCTGGTCCAAATACTTTTGTTGATGTTTCTATAAGATCTGGTCTAATACTATCACCGCTTGCAAGTTGATTAATATTTAAATTTATTTCATTTGTGGTAATAACCTCGCCTTGAAAATACCAACCAGCAGGGTGTACAAACTTTTTATACAATGATTCATAATCGCTAGTTGATATACCAGTTTTAAGTAATATAGAAAATATTTGATATAACTCATTATTTTGAATAAACTTTCTATCCTCAAATCCTATATTAGATTCACCCACAATAAAAATTTGATCCTTAGGGTATTCAACTTCCAAGGACTCATTAAAAAATCCTCTAAAAAATCCTTCGGCAGAAACCAAGGTTCCTTTGGATCTATAAAATGCACCAAGAAGTTTGGCCATTAATCTAGGTTGGTGGAAAAATGAAGCAGACTGTAAACCGTCGCCTATTTCCTTTATAACCTCATTTAATAACTCAGTGCTATTTTCTTGTGTGTCTCTTGCAGAAATAATTTCACGTACTGATGAATTAAACGAATATTGCCCATCACTATCCAAAAACTCATAATATTTTTCCAAAAATGTTATTAAATTAGGATTATCTTCTGTAAAATATGCAGGCAGTGATTCCTTTATACGTGACTGTACTAATTTTTCAGCTTTTCTATTTTTATCAGTAGTGAATGTCATTAGCTAATTGTTACCGCTGTATTCTGAAAATCAAATGTTCCGGAAGCTCTTGATCTAACAGTATCATTTTTTAAAATATAATTTCTGAGTGGTTTAATGGTATTTGGATCTTTCGGAGTAGCAGTTATTTTTATTGCATCACCGTTTATTGCCGTAATATTTTGTCCACTGATTGTTATAACACCAGTTGAGGTATTATATGAACCAACATTATCTATAAACACACTACCATCGTTACTGCTTATTAATTGTAATTTTGTTGATTCCAATAAATTTCTGAGAAATACAGATGTACCACCAACAGTAAAAGGTGTAGATGAAACAGTATGATTAATGTCGTCGGGTGTTGCTAATGCAACAGGAAAATTTATTGAATAATCCCTTTGAACATTTAATTGTAACCCATTAGCTGGTGTTATACTATTCACTTCCAGTCTTTGTTGTATTTTTGTTTCCAATGATGAATTTAAAATTGCCGGTGATAGTGCATCAATTATTGTTAATAATGCTGAGGATCTAAATATTTTACCAAATGCATTTAAATTATCAGTAAAATATTGTTTTATTGTATTTTCGATCGTTGTTTGAGTTGTTTGCAATGTTGTACCGGTTAAATCTGGATCAAAATTAAATGATAATATAACCTCTAAAAATGTTTCCTCTGGTTCGGTAAAAATTGTATCAATTGACATAATACCAAGATTGTCTGATAATTCTGAGGAAATTGAAGCTTGCGTTGCACTTTTTACATCTTCAGTAGTGCCATCTTTATATTTTAATCCCAAATAAACTCTACCGTAAATAGGTGGCACATTATCATTCCCGCCCCAGGCAATAACGTCCTCAATAATTGAGGAATATCTTTGATTAATTAAGGCCTTATAATCCTCGGCAGTAACCAATCTCTGTTGTGTAGCAAATGCAACAGGAGCGTTTGTTTTTATTGATGAAATAGATTCCTTTTCGGCACCAGAAGCAGAAGTTGCTAAGGTTGTTGTAGTTAAAGTTCTGCTTGAACCACCAACACTAACAGGGTTTACTGCCGTAAAAAGACTAGCAGTATTTGCTTCTGCACCCACAACACTTAAATATGTAATTACAATTCTGTTACCAGCAACAGGTGATTTTCCTAAAACATTACCATCACTAAATGTAATTTCGTAATAGCCATTTGGAACCTCCCTAACTATGAAAATTGTTGAATCGTCATTGATTCTAACCTGATTGTTTATATCAGTATATGAAGTTCCTGAAGTAGAGGTAGGCGAATCAAAAACCTCTATTGTAATTGTTGATGTATCCATTGTTTCATCTGGTATTACATAAACCTGATCATCACCAGCATCTCCTACCAAAAATGTTTTTGTTTTTTCAGTCCCTTCCTTGATGGTAATATTATCACTACCTTCAGAGGTTGTAAATGTAAAATTACCTGAACCGTCATTTAAGGCAATAACCTTTTCTGTTGTCTGAAATGTGTAGCTTACTTCATTAACCGATGTTGTAAATGTAGTACCTTTTTCTAAATCTAATGATGAGGTTGTGGTATCGCCAGTACCATTAATTTGCAATTTAACAGTTGCATTAGAGGCCGTTTTTGATCTTGGATAGTAACCTAATGTTTCGGCATGTGATACAACCGATGATCTTAATTGTGCCGAACCTAAAAATGACTCATTTAATCCAAAATTTGCAATTAAACCATTTATATGAGTATTGTATGCCAGTACATCCAGGATATTAGAAAGACCACTTGCTTCAAAATTATAATCTTGAAATTCTGTTTGTCTTTGAAGGTATGTTTTTAAACTTTCCTTTATATTTGTAAAATCTAATTCTGTTGATTGAATAATAGTCATTATCTTAACCTTGTAAGTGATACCGTGATTTCTTCTTGTTGTCCTGTATTTACGACTTGAAACTTAACCGTAACGTAAACTGAATTGTAATCAGGAGACAGTTTTACATCAACACCTCGCACAATTGCTCTTGGTTCAAAATTTGTTATTGCATGTGCTATTGTTTCTTGTATTTCTATTTCATCAAATTCTTCAGAAAGTGAAAATAAAAACGAATTTAAATCCCCACCAAAATATGGGTCAAATGGTTTTTCTGTGGAATTAGTCATTAATAAATTTTTAACTGATTGTCTTACGGCAGCTGCATCAGTTTTTTTAAAAATGTCTGTTCTTCTTATAGACACAAATTGACCAAGAATAGTAGTTGAACTTGCTCCAGGTTTATTTTGAAATGTGAGATCTATGTCGCTATAAGATGCATTACGAGAAGTAATAATACTTCGTGTATCTAAATTACCATCCTCTTGCGAAAATACTCTAGCCATTTGAAAACCTTTTTGTTTTATTTATAATCTTTTTACGCAATAATTAACTTGGAATATACTCATAAATTCTGTACGATCCGTAAACTTGAGTACTATCTAATCCTGATGCTCTTGTATCAGCAACACCATCTGTACCTGCAGGACAAAATCCTGCCGTGGCGGTTCTATTAATATCATGTGATTGATTTATATAAAAAGCAGTACTGCCGGTATATGCTTTAACCATCATTCTAAGTTTTACAGAATAATCTGTTGATGGTGTATTAGTGACCAACATTGTAATATTTTGCCCATGTATCATGCTTGCGTCGTCCGCCATGACACCACCATCCATACCAGGATTACCTAAGCTTCTCCATGATACACCATTATCAAATGTGATATTTGTATCAATATAAGCACCACCCCATGAAGTATTACCATTTCGGATAGGAATCCAATATTCTATATGTAAGGTACTGCCACCAGTAAAACCGGTGTGATTGGTAAAACCAGCAGTAGGCCATTCTTTCCATGTAGTATTTGAATTATGTGTCCAGTTTGCAGTATCTGATTCAGCAATAACTTTACCTAAAACATACTGAGTACCACCAACATCTCCATTAGAAAACTGTACCTGTGTTCCAAATTGTACTCGGGTTCCTGAGGATGGAATAATTTTATCTACTTTTAAAATACTAGTCATTGTGCAATCTCCTTAATACACCAAGTACTTACACCAATCTCATAACCATCTACTCCCAACCCACCCGACGTTCTGTTAATTCTATATGTGTAATTGGTGTTATTTGCAGTACTAGTAAAGAACATAATATATGTTTTAAGTTCTGTGGATCCAGGGGCATCAAAATACATAATTCTTGTTAATCTATTGGTGGAATTGTTGTCTCCATCATAGTGATCTGATACAAAAGTATTTTGTTGGTCAATGGTTCTGGTGTTATTATATCCTTCGTATCCTGACCTATTGATAACTTGATTTTGATCAAGTACAGTATTTCGCTCGCCTATTATCCAACCCGAATTATGATTAGTTGGTTCGCCATATATTTGTAATTCCCATACAATTAAACTATTT